GTTTTTTCGTTAGGAGCTTATATTATGAACATGCAAGATGCTTACTTTGGGTCTGCCGCTGAGCTGGATGCTGTCAACGAGATGCTCGCAGCTATCGGTGAATCCCCGGTGACCACCCTTGACGAAGATGGTAGCGCAGACGTAGCGAACGCTCGTCGTATCCTCAACAGGATTAACCGCCAGATTCAGTCTAAAGGTTGGGCCTTCAACATCAACGAGTCGGCCACACTGACCCCGGATGCCAGCACTGGACTCATTCCGTTCCGTCCGGCCTACCTGTCCATCCTAGGTGGTCAGTACGTTAACCGTGGTGGCTGGGTGTACGATAAATCCACAGGTACAGATACCTTCTCTGGGCCAATCACTGTGACCCTGATTACCCTTCAGGACTACGATGAGATGCCTGAGTGTTTCCGCCAGTGGATTGTCACCAAGGCCAGCCGCCAGTTCAACTCTCGGTTCTTCGGAGCGGAGGACGTAGAGAACTCGCTGGCACAGGAAGAGATGGAAGCACGGATGGCGTGCAACGAGTACGAGATGGACTTCGGGCAGTACAACATGCTGGACGGTGACGCATTCGTTCAGGGTCTCATCGGTCGTTAATCAGAAACTTAAGGAGGACCGAATGGCTCTCGTATCACAATCAATCAAGAACCTCAAGGGAGGCATTAGCCAGCAGCCTGAAATCCTACGGTACCCAGAGCAGGGTTCGCTTCAGGTCAACGGTTGGTCCTCCGAGACTGAGGGTCTCCAGAAGCGCCCACCGATGGTGTTCATCAAGTCCTTGGGAGCGCGGGGATACCTTGGGGAAGACCCATACATTCACCTCATCAACCGAGATGAGTACGAGCAGTATTACGCAGTGTTCACTGGGAACGACGTTCGGGTATTCGACCTGTCCGGCTACGAGTATCAGGTCAGAGGCGACCGCTCGTACATCTCCGTAGTCAACCCTAAGGATAACTTGCGGATGGTCACCGTGGCCGACTACACGTTCATCGTTAATCGCACCAGACAGGTCCGCGAGAACCAGAACGTGACCAATGGTGGTACCTTCAGGGACAACGTGGACGGGATTGTCAACGTCCGTGGTGGTCAGTATGGTCGTAAGCTAGAAGTGAACATTAATGGCGTGTGGGTTAGCCACCAGCTCCCTCCGGGTGATAACGCTAAGGATGACCCGCCTAAGGTTGACGCACAGGCCATTGCGGCTGCACTCGCTGACCTACTTCGTGTGGCCCACCCAACGTGGACATTCAACGTGGGGACTGGCTTCATCCACTGTATTGCTCCTGCTGGGGTAACTCTCGACGAGTTCCAGACGCGGGACGGCTATGCAGACCAGCTGATTAACCCGGTGACCCACTACGTTCAGAGCTTCTCCAAGTTGCCACTGAACGCGCCAGACGGGTACACGGTGAAGATTGTTGGTGACACCTCCAAGACTGCCGACCAGTATTACGTGAAGTATGACGCTTCACAGAAGGTCTGGAAGGAAACCGTGGGCTGGAACATCTCGGTAGGTCTTGAGTATCACACGATGCCTTGGACTTTGGTCCGTGCAGCTGATGGTAACTTTGACCTTGGGTACCACGAGTGGAAGGACCGCCGTGCTGGTGACGACGATACCAACCCTCAGCCATCCTTTGTGAACTCAACGATAACTGACGTGTTCTTCTTCAGGAACCGCTTAGGGTTCATCTCTGGGGAGAACATCGTACTGTCCCGCACCAGTAAGTACTTCGAGTTCTACCCTCCGTCAGTGGCCAACTATACGGACGATGACCCACTGGATGTAGCTGTGAGCCATAACCGTGTGTCAGTCCTTAAGTACGCTGTGAGCTTCGCAGAGGAGCTTCTGCTGTGGTCTGATGAGGCACAGTTCGTCCTGTCGGCCAACGGTGTGTTATCCGCTAAGACTGCACAGCTGGACCTGACCACTCAGTTCGATGTGTCGGACCGTGCGCGTCCTTACGGTATCGGTCGGAATATCTACTATGCGTCTCCGCGCAGCTCCTTTACGTCCATCATGCGTTACTACGCGGTACAGGATGTAAGCTCTGTGAAGAACGCAGAGGACATGACGGCCCACGTCCCGAACTACATCCCGAACGGTGTGTACAGCATCAACGGGTCCGGTACTGAGAACTTCGCGTGTGTTCTGACCAAGGGCGCTCCAAGTAAGGTCTTCATCTACAAGTTCCTCTACATGGATGAGAACATTCGACAGCAGTCGTGGTCCCACTGGGACTTCGGGGACGGTGTGGAGGTGATGGCAGCAAACTGTATCAACTCAACGATGTACCTGCTGATGCGTAACGCCTACAACGTGTGGATAGCTGCGGTGGACTTTAAGAAGGAGTCAACTGACTTCCCATTCGAGCCTTACCGATTCCACGTGGACGCCAAGCGGTCATACCACATCTCAGAGACTGCGTACGACATCGAGACCAACCAGACGGTAGTGAACGTCAAGGATATCTACGGAGCGTCGTTCTCTAAGGGTACGGTGGCAATCTGCGAGAGTGACGGTAAAATCACCGAGTATGAGCCGATGGGTGACTCATGGGACTCGACCCCAGACATCCGCATTAGCGGTGACATCTCGGGTAAGGATATCGTCATTGGGTTCCTGTACGACTTCCGGTATGTGTTCAGTCGGTTCCTCATCAAGCAGGAGCAGAACGACGGCACAACGTCCACTGAGGACTCTGGTCGCCTACAGCTGCGTAGAGCGTGGGTGAACTATCAGGACACTGGTGCGTTCACTGTGAGCGTCGAGAATGGCAACCGTGAGTTCAACTATCTGGTAAACGCCAGAGTCGGCTCTACTGGTCTTCGTCTGGGCCAGAAGGCCACGACCACTGGTCAGTATCGTTTCCCGGTGACAGGTAACGCCTTGTACCAGAAGGTGTCCCTGAGTTCCTTCAACGCCTCCCCGGTGTCAATCATTGGGTGTGGCTGGGAGGGTAACTACAGCAGACGCGCCAACGGTATTTAACTGAAGGAATCCTTATGGTGTGCTCAATTAGGGCACACTATAGGGAGACCACACTAAGAGGGGACTTAAAGCATGTACATAAGAAACACTGTAAGTAATGACTTCGAGTTATTCATCCCGGCCTACCATGACGTACTTGAGGCACAGGCCATGGGTATAGAACCATCGTTCCCAGCGGTTACTGAGTGTGTCACGTTAGACCACGATGGTTTTCCTTTGGCTATAGGTGGACACTGCGGAGACCAGTGCTGGTTCGTTACGAGCGACCAAGTGTGGAGACTCGACAGGGCTGGCAAGCTGGAGTTCCGTGAGAGAATCATGGAGTACAGGGACATGTTATTAAATGTTTATCCATCCCTGTGGAACTTCGTGTGGGTCGGTAATGGTCCCCACAAGCGGTTCCTTAAGTCCATCGGTGCTGTATTCCATGAGGAGTACACTCAGGGTGGGAAGTTCCAACTGTTCACCATAACGAGGAGGTAACTATGTGCTGGATGGCAGCTATTCCTATCGCAATGACGGCAGTACAAGCTATCGGTCAGTCACGTAATGAAGCCAAGATGATTGGTCTTCAGAATGACCAGATGCGCCGACAGTCTGCCCAGATGATTAAAGAGTCAAACATTCAGAACGCTAACGCCAGCCTTGAGCAGAAGCAGAAGCTGGAAGAAGCCAGTGCGGACCTGACCGCTAAGAATCTCGATAAGGTTCAGGCCATGGGTACAATCCGTGCGGCAATCGGAGAGGGAAACCTTGAGGGAGCCAGTATGGAACGTATCAGTCGAATCGAGGAGGGCAAGTTCATCCGGGAGGCCAATGCGGTCACCGATAACTACCGTCGAGACTATGCGTCACTGTTCGCCCAGCAGCTGGGTAACTCAGAGTCAACCATTGACCAAGTTAAGTCCATGCAGAAAGCTGAGACCAAAGGTAAATCCAAACTGGAACAGGTGCTCGACCCTCTGGCAATGATGGGTTCACAAGCAGCATCCGCATATGCTTCTGGTGCGTTCGACAGCAAGTCCACCAAGGCCCCAATCAGTCAGGCCAAAGGCACTAAGGTAGGAGGTAAGTAATGGCTAGTAAATTAGAACAAGCGTTGGGCCAATTACCGCAGGCCGGGTCTACTCGTATCCGTGGTGGCTCAGCGTCCATGCAGTATCGCCCAGTAACCATTCAACAGGAAGGTGTCCGGCAGTCCAACCTAGTGCAGTCCTTGGCGAAGTTTGGGGAAGCAATGGGTGAAGCAGCAGATGCTTACGACAAGCGCCAGCGAGATAAAGCTGAGGAGCGGTCCGATGAGATTATCCGTAAGTTGACCCCAGAGCAGCGCCGAGAGGCAATCAAGAACGGGACCCTGCTGTATCAGGATGACCCGTACGCTATGGAGGCCCTACGGTTCAAGACTGGTCGTAACGCTGCGTTCCTCATTGACGACGAAGTGGCACAGCGCGTTCAGAACGGTGAGTTCCGTACTCGTGCTGAGATGGAAGAGTATCGCCACAAACGACTGACCGAAGGTGCCAATGAGTTCGCTGAACAGTTCATGATTAACCCTGAGGACTCTGAGTTCCAGAGAGGGTTCAACGCGAACATCACCGAGCGTAACATCTCTCTGTACGGTAAGCACGATACGTTCCTGAGCGAGCAAGCCCAGAAGGGTGCCATACTGGCCTCGAAGGTTGAGCTGTCAGGCGTGCTTAAGGACCCACAGGTTCTGGCCCGTCCAGAGTCCGGTGAGTTCTTCCAGCGCTACATCGACAACGCGATTAAGACCGGGAGCATCCCTAGCGACGCTCAGGCACAGCAGGTCATCATCGGGTCCCTTAACGACGTCATCCAGCGTCCGGGTGCTACCAACTTCCTCCAGAGCCTTGAGGGCCGCCCGGTCACCCTTAACGGGAAGACCACGACCTATAAGGAGCTGATGGGAGAGGAGCAATGGAACGCCCTGATGGTCAAGGCCCAGTCGACTCAGTTCGACAATGACGCTAAGTTGTCCGAAGGTTTCCGCCTTGGGATTACCAGCGCGTTGAACCAAGACGACACCAGCAAGGGCTGGGAGATGCTTCAGGGTGCCAAAGCGGAACTTGACCGCCTTCAGCCCGGTGAGCAGATGACCCCAGAGCGTGAGCGCTTGATTCAGGCTGAGGAGCAGATGCAGGCCCGTTTCCGTCAGGAGGCCCAAGCAGCAGCCAAAGAGATGGACAAGCGTCAGAAGACCATCAACAAGAATCAGGTCATCGACCAGCAGTTCACCAAGCGTATCAGCGGTCAGTACGTGTCCACCAGCTACAAGGACATGCCGACCAACGAGAACACCGGAGAGTTCACGCACAGTGACATGGTGAACTACGCTAACGGTAAGCTGGCTGAGATTGACCAGATGCAGCTCACGGAGCAACAGAAGGACCGCATGAAGCTGAGCTACCTCCGGGCAGACTCAGAGGGTGGGGCCTTCCGCACTGTTGTGGGCCAGATGGTAACCGATGCTGGGTCTGAGTGGTCTGCCGCTGTGATTAACGGTAAGTTACCCGGGGACACCACGGCGTTGAACAAACTGCGCACCATGCGTAACACCGACCCGGACCTCTTCGCTGCGCTGTACCCAGACAAGGCTGACCTGTTCCTGACGATGGACATGATGGATAAGCAAGGCATTGACCCGCAGATTCTCATCGACGCTGACCGTTCTCGCCGCAGTCTCACCAAAGAGATGCAGTATGAGGATGACAAAGCGTGGGCGTCCCTGAAGAACAACTCAGAGTCCCCAGAGCTGTCCCGCATTCCGGCCAGTCTGGATGGTATGGCCCGTAAGATTTACGACAGCATCAAGTACCGTACAGGTAACAGCGACATGGCGATGCAGCAGACCGACAAGTTCCTCAAGGAATCCACTGTGACCTTCAAAGGTGATGACGTGGATGGTGATACCATTGGTATTATCCCGAAGAACATCCTACAGGTCAGTGATGACCCTAAGAGTTGGGAGCAGGGCCGAGACATCCTCGAAGAAGCCCGTAAGGGAATCATTGCGGCTAACCCTTGGGTAACCAACAAGCAGCTGACGATGTACCAGCAGGGTGACTCTATCTACATGATGGACACCACTGGTACTGTACGCATCCGATACGACAAGGAGCTACTGACCCGTACCTATCAGGAACAGCAGCAGCGTCTGGCTAAGGAAGCCGAAGAGAAGGCACTGAAGGAAGCAACCAAGCGTGCACCTATCTCCGCAGCCACCCAGGCCCGTAAGGCCGCTGGTGAGCGTGTCCGTGCGAAACGTAAAGCCACTCCGAAGTTCATTTACGGAGGTGGTGACCAATAACCATTAAGGAGACAACATGAGCTACGATAAGTCTAAACCTAGCGATTACGATGGCATTTTCCAGAAGGCAGCAGACTCTCATGGGGTCTCCTATGACCTCCTGCGTAAGTTATCGTTTAACGAATCATCCTTCAACCCTAAGGCCGTCTCTAAGACTGGCCCTAAAGGCATCATGCAGTTCACCCGCAACACGGCCCGAGCGATGGGCCTTAACGTGACCGATGGTGACGACGATGGGCGATACAACCCAGAGTTAGCCATCGACGCTGGCGCTAAGCTGCTTGCGAGTCTCGTTAAGAAGTACAATGGGGATGAGCTTAAAGCGGCCCTAGCGTACAACCAAGGTGAAGGCCCAGCGGGTGCCCCTCAGCTCCAAGCGTACGACAAGGGAGACTTCGGGTCTATCTCTGAGGAAGGCCGGAACTACATGCGTAAGCTGCTGGACGTGGCCAAGAGTCCTCAGTCGGGTGCTCTTGAAGCGTTCGGTGGTATCACCCCAAAGGGTAAAGGGATTCCCGCAGAGGATGCCTTCAAGGGCATCGCTAAGGCTGGTAAAGTTGGTACTGAGCTGCCGGAGTCCCATGGGTTCGACGTTGAGGGTGTAGCGCAGGAAGCGCCAAATACCCCATACGCTAAGGACTTCTGGGAGAAGACCGGGACGACTCTCGATGAGTACAACTCTCGGTCCACCTTCTTCGGCTTCGGTGATGCTGCTGATGCTCAGATTCAGAACTCCACATTAGGTGTGGCCTTCCGTGCTGCGCGGGCTGATGATGGGTACGATGTGTTCAAGGACACGATGACCCCGACTCGCTGGAACTCCTATGTTCCCTCCAAGGAAGACCTACAGAAGCTGCGCGACTCTGGGCTACCTCCGAGCTACTACGGTGTGGTGACTGGTGGTGACGGTGAGAACTGGGACGCACTCATCAAGCTGGCCAAGGATAACTTCGAGGCTGACCAACGGGCCGCTGAGGCTGGTACTGGGGCGAAACTCGCTGCTGGTATCGTTGGTGCTGGTGTAGACCCGCTCAGCTATGTGCCTCTGGTCGGTGTGGCCGGGAAGGGACTCAAGGTGGTCAATAAGGCCCTGCGAGTAGGTGCACAGGCTGGAGCACTCAGCGTTGCCTCTGAGGGAATCCGTACGTCGGTAGCTGGTGGCGAAGCTCACTACGCTGATGCGGCACTCGGTGGGTTACTGTTCGGTGCAGGCATGTCTGCCCTTAGTGACGCTGTGGCCGCAGGTATCCGTAAGGCACGTGGCGTTGAGTCTGTGAACGAGTTCGCTGGTCCAGCACTTCGTATGGAAGCACGAGAGACTGCCATCAACACTGGCGGTCACGACACCTCGACGCTACCTCAAGAGAACTTCGCGTTCGAGCAGAACCACAGAGGTGTTCCGTTTGCCGACCACCCGACCGAAGAGGGCGCAGTGGTTCTGGCCAATGGTTCCATCCTGAGCGACACCAACCCACTTAACCCAAGGACTCAGCGCGATTTCGCAGAGATTGACCCAGAGCGTGCAGCTCCCGGTATCAAGCTAGGTGGTTTCACTGAGATTGGCCTGAAGACCTTAGGGTCCAAGGATGCTGGTGTACGTGCAATCGCTCAGGACCTCGTGCGCTCTCCCACAGGGATGCAATCAGGGTCTAGTGGTAAGTTTGGTGCGACCGCTTCGGACATCCATGCGCGGCTCCACTCGACTGACCAACGGATGTACAACCAGCTGTATGACGCTGTCGACCGTGCCATGAAGGACCCAGAGTTCTCCGTAGGCGAGCAGAAGATGTCACGCAGAGCCATCCGTCAGGAAGTCTACAAGCGTGCGGCCTTGGCGATTGAGCGCCCAGAGTTACAGGCTGATTTGACCAAAGGCGAACGTGAGGTTATGGACCTGCTGAAAGAGCACTTCGACACCAAGCGTGAACTGATGGAACAGCCGGGTATCTTCGGTAACGCCAACGCCGTGAGTATCTTCCCCGGTAGTCGACACAAGGGTACCTACGTTCCTAACGTGTACGACAGGGGTGCTAAGGAGCTGATGATTCAGAAGCTGGGTGGACCTGAAGGACTCCAACAGGCTATCGCTCAGAGCTGGCTTACCAGTTACCGAGTGCGACCTGAGGTCAAGGCACGTGTTGACGAGTACCTGATGGAACTCAACGGCTACAAGTCAGTAGACCAAGTGACACCTGAGGTGGTCCAGAAGCACGCTATGGACAAGGCGTACGGTATCAGCCACACTGAGGACTTCACGGCGTCCAGCGTCATTGACGACAACATCACAGGTCTGGTCGGTATCGAGAACAACTCGTTCCTTGAGGCCCGTAACATGTTCGACAGCGACCTCCCGGTTACCTTACCGGATGGGTCGACCTTCAGTGTCAACGACCTGAGGGACTTCGACATGGCACGGATTATCCCAGCGTACGACCGTCGAGTTAACGGTGATATCTCCATCATGGGCGGTAGCGGTAAGACCACGCAGCAGCTCAAGGACGAAATCATGGCGTTAGACAAGCGGGCCGAACGTAAGGGACAACTGAAGGGTGAAGTGGAAGCGCTGAAGGACACCGTTAAGATTCTCACTGGACGTGCTCGCCGTAACAACGATACAGCCTTTGAGACCGCTATGCGCACCCTGAATGACCTAGCGTTCTTCGCTAAGAACTTCTACATGGGTCCGCAGAACCTCACAGAGATTGCTGGGATGTTGGCTAAGGGTAACGTTAAGGCGATGCTCCACGGTATCCCGACGTTGCGTGACCTAGCCACCAGAACCTCTCCGGTGTCCGGTAGTGAACTCCGTGAACTCCATGGGGCGCTGTTCGGTAAGGAACTCGACCAGTTAATCCGTCCGGGGCGTGAGGATATCGTACAGCGAATCCGTGAGGCTTCCGATACCAGTGGGGCCATGGCGTCAGTCATTGGTACCATTAAGTTCGGCACTCAGGAGCTGTCAGCGCGTTCTCCTTGGACCAAGATGCTGAACGGCACGGCTAACTACATTCTGGACACTGCCCGTCAGGGTGTTCTAGGCGATGTGGCTGGTGCGGCCCTAGGTGGTAAGGGTTCCAAGTTTGGCAAAGAGAACTTCCTCAAAGCTGCCTCTATCAGTCCCGAGCAGTGGAAGGGAATCAAGCAGCTCTTTGTCGACCATGCGACTCGGGACGCTAACGGTCAGTTCACCATCAAGGACAAGAAGGCTTTCAGTCAGGACCCGAGAGCTATGGACCTGTGGCGTCTTGCCGATAAGGTTGCCGACGAGACCATGCTGAGGCCTCACAAGGTATCCCAGCAGGATTCCACGGCGTACGGTGCTGGTGTCAAGATGGCTATGCAGTTCAAGAACTTCACCATCAAGTCACTCAACGCTAAGTTCATTCGGTCCTTCTACGAGGGCTACAAAAACAACCGAGCTATCGACATGGCGTTGACCCACGTGTTGTCTCTGGGTATCGCCGGGACTTACTTTGCGATGCAGGCCCACGTGAAGGCTTACGGCCTCCAAGAATCCCAGCGTAAGGACTACCTGAAGAAAGCCCTGAACCCGACCATGCTTGGCTACGCAGCGTTGACTCGAAGTTCCCACACTGGTGCCCCGCTGTCTATCGTTTCGATGATGGCTGGTGCTGCTGGGTTCCAAGACGCCAACATGCTTCGCTCCACCATCTTACCTAAGGAGGAACAATTCCAGAAGAAAGACGGAGCGTCCAAAGGTCGGGCCGAGTCGAGCAACCTTGCGGGTAACTTAGGGTCTCAGGTTCCAGCTCTGGGTTACGTAGGGAACGTCATTGCTACCGCCAAGAACGCCTACGGTGTTGCTACAGCACCTAACAAGCCGACTGAGCGTGACTACATGACTGGCCTAATGAACTCCACCAAGGAGCTGGTGCCAAACGACCCACTGACCCAGCAGCTCATCATGAAAATCTATGAGGCCAACGGGGTCACCATCAAGCAACAGCCGAAGCCTAACTAATTAGGACACACTATAGGGAGACCGATTGGTTTCCCTTCTCATTCAACTAAAGGAGGTCACAATGGACCAAGACATTAAAACAGTCATTCAGTACCCAGTAGGGGCCACTGAGTTCGACATCCCGTTCGACTACCTGTCCCGTAAGTTTGTCCGTGTGTCGCTGGTGTCAGACGACAACCGCAGACTGCTGAGTAATATCACTGAGTATCGCTACGTGTCTAAGACCAGAGTGAAGCTCCTCGTGGCGACCACTGGGTTCGACCGTGTGGAAATCCGCAGGTTCACCTCAGCGTCTGAGCGCATCGTTGACTTCAGTGATGGCTCTGTACTGCGGGCAACAGACCTTAACGTTTCCCAGATTCAGTCAGCGCACATTGCGGAGGAAGCCCGTGATTCAGCACTGATGGCAATGCCTCAGGATGACGCAGGTAACCTTGATGCTCGCAACCGTAGAATCGTACGACTGGCTCCCGGCATTGAGGGTACTGATGCTGTGAACAAAACCCAGCTGGATACATCCCTTGGTGAAGCTGGCGGTATTCTGTCCGAGATTAAGGAAGAGAAGGAAGAGTTCTACGAGTACCTTGAGAAGTTTGCCGACGACACGACAATGCTGAAGGGCGTTGTGTGGGTGTACAACTCTGGGTCTGCCATCGGTGGCGAGACAGCGCTCATCATCAATAAGCCGACGGCGGTGTTCTCCGTCCCGTACTTAGAGATTAACGGACACCGTCAGGAGGTTGGCTACCAGTTCGACTTCAACGCCAGCACCCAGACAATCACCTTAGCCAAGCCGCTTCAGGCTGGTGACTTCGTTATGGCAATGACCTCTGAGTCCCACCTGCCGCTTGAATCCCTTTTGGCTGGTCCTACTGGAGCAGCATCCATAGGGACACGTGATGGGGTCTCTGTGCAGGATGTTCTCGACAGGATTCCAAAATCGGTCACCCCAGAGCAGTTCGGCGCGTTTCCAAATGGTTCTGACTGTGGCGCACAGATGCTACTCGCTTGGAAGTATGTAGCCACAAACGGAGGTACTCTGGTGCTCGGCTCCGGTACCTACTACGTTGGTAAGACTAGGTTCCACTTCAGCTATTCGGACGGAATCAATCCGCACAATGTGGTCGGTCAGGGAGACAGTACCGTGATTAAATTCGGTGACATCCCGCCAAGCGGTCTACAGCCGGGACAGAACTGGGTGAAGGAAGACCCACTGATTCGCTATTTGGGTAACAGTGGTACGCAGTATATCCCGAAGGTCACTCTTGAGGGGTTCCTCATGGACTACTCAGAGCAGACCAACAAGGGTGGTACCGACCTGTCATCCCTGAGTGTTACCCACCCTACGCCGTACTCTCTCGGAGTCTGGGGGATTTACTTCATGTACGCCTTGCAGCCAACAGTCAAAGGTGTGTCCATGAACCAGATTTATGGTGACGGTGTGTTCATCCGTAAGTCTACCATGCCGCACGTGACAGGGTGTAAACTGTTTGACGTATCAGCTGGTAACATCATTACCCGCGTAAACCCGAACATGGCCTCCGACAGCAACGGTGGTGGTATCTTCATTTGGGCATGTCACGGTGGACTTGTTGAGGACAATATCTGCTGGAACACCCGCGTGTACAAAGCGACGGTGACCAGTATTGATAACGGTACTCAGATTAAGGACACGCTGTGTGGGTACATTGGGATTTGGTCCGAGTTCGGCTCCAATCAGAACATCCCATCGGAGTCCCCGCCCCCACTGCTGGGTTACGTCAATCAGAGTAACATAGACAACGGGTGGAACTCTGAGGCCATTGGGTGCGTCATTCGGAACAACACAGTCTATGGGTATACCATTGGTATCAAGACTGAGGGACTCAACGAGGCACATATTAAGGACAACGTTGCGCTTAACGCATACCTTCCGATTTACGCTGCTAACACCCGCTCGGTGGTAAGTGGTAACTGGACGGACATGCTTTACTGTGACAACCGTACGTGCCCACAGGGTGGCTTCCAGAGCGTTCGTGCGTCTATTCTTGCGAACAACTTCGTGAATACCTTCGATGGTGCTCGCGTCGGTGTTACCCTGAAGGACAATAAGTGCTACTGCACGAACTACGCAGGGTTCCGTGTTAACCGTACAGCGGCTGTGATTGAGGGTAACATGTTCCGCTTCGCTCGTGGTGCAGCTTGGCCATTCGATGTCAACCTGTCGGCTCAGATTAACGGTGTCCTAATCCGGGACAACTTGTTCTTCTTCGACAGTACCGTGACGTCGGCAGTCACTGCCAACTTGCAGTACCACGTGGGTACTCAGTTCACTGGAAACAGGTTCATCAACCGTAGCCAATCGCTGGTTACTCTGGCATTCCGCGCCAACTGCTCTGGGTTAAACATCTCAGAGAACCTCTTTGATGGTGCGCTGTTCGTTTCTGTGCAGGGGACTGCGGTGGTCTCTCGGAACACGTTCGTAGACTCTGCGACCTACAAGGGTATGCGGTTCAACGTCACGGCACCTTCCGTTGTCCGGGAGAATAGCTTCAAGTTCGAGCTGGGTGCGACTACGGACAACATTGTGCTACAGGCCGACAATGTCCACTTCCTGAACAACACCATTGAGATGACTGGCAGTGGCACCACTCCAAACGGAGCGGCTGTAAGTATGCCCGGTTCGAACAAGGGTGCAACTCTCGTGGGTAACACCATTCAGGGCAACCCAGCGGGCATCCCAATGTTCTACTTGTTCGGTGCGCACTTCCCGCATATCGACCGGAACAAGAACTCTGGGTCACCTCTCCTGAGATACTCTGGGACAATCTACGCCCCGGTTCACATCGGGTATAACGTGGCGTCCTCCGTGTTCCAAACGGAACCAGCATCCGAACTCAACGCTATTGGCAACATTAGTAACGAGTTCACGCCGTATGTCGGTATGCGTATGAACTATCTGCGACCTGACTCTGGCGGTAAGGAAGGGCTGGTGTACACGACCACCGGGTGGAAATCCTTTGGGTCTATCTCTTAATTAACATAAGGAGTCAAGATGATTAAGTCAGATTTCAACCAACCACGAGGCTCAACTTTGGGCCTCTACACCCCAAGCCTCACACTTAAGAAGCGCTTGGAGACCCTCCCAAACATTCTGGACTTCGACTCAGACAGCCAGAACGATGACAGCTCGCGCTTCCGTAAGGCGATTGCGGCAGGTGTGAAATCCCTGTATGTGCCAGAACCGCAGTTCTTTGGTAGCAATAAGCCGCTTAAGATTGCTAACGTTGACATTGGTACCAACATCCACATCTACGGAAACGGCTCAGCTGGGTACCGTCAGGTTGGCGGGGCCATCACCATTTTGGAAGGGGCCAGCTATGGGTTTAAACTGGCGGGTGTTGACTCCCAGACGAGAAACATTGGAGGCCGTATTGACGGTCTCTCTTTCCAAGGTGAGCTTCCTACAACAGTGGCTGATGCCATTCGGTGCCAGTCTGCCAGTAGCTTCGCACTGGTGAACCTGTCGTTCAGGAATCTATCCGGGTCCGCTCTGGACCTTCGTGACTTCATGGAGAGCCACATTGAGCACTGCTACTTCAACTCGGTAGGCTCAGACACAAAGAACCCTATCAACATCGGGGACTTCGTTGGGTCGGCTCCTTGGAACGTTAACAACCTGCACATCGAGAACAACACCTTCGGGTCGTGCAGTGGGAACATTATCAACATTAGCGACTCAGCTAACGCAGACCTCATTTGGATTCTCAACAATAAATTCGAATGGGACTCGACCCCGGTAAGCCCCAACGTTTCCAACAAGGCGGTGATATACATTGGCCGAGCCGAGCGTGTCAACGTGTCAGGTAACGGCTTTGTGTATTACTACCCGGCCCACAACAAGTATGACGCCCTTATCCGAGTTTCCGATAAATCGGCTTACGGTAACTTGTTCTCAGATAACACCGCTTGGGGCTGTACGCCTCCTTCAGGTAGCGACCTCACTCCAGCGTTCTATTGGGACATTGCTGGTGGGTCGTCTGCGGGGTCTAACAACAAGGCTAACACAAACCTCCCTACGCGCTGCACCAGTATCCACTCTCAGGATATCGACGAGCCGCTGGTAAGGACTACTCCGGGTAACCGACCAAACCTCCAGAGCATCGGGGCAATGTCTCCCGGATATCTCTCTGCACACTCCTTAGGTGGGGCTAATGCTTCCAACTTCTTTGTGCCAGATACTGGTGCTACCAAGTACGGTACGGTGCTAGAGGCTCAAACTGGTGGTGAGGTTCGCCGCTTGTTCATTCCTAAGGACATTGTTAGCCAGCGTGCTTGCGTTCGAGTTCAGGCCAGAGTGATGCCGTCTCCGACAGCTGACGCTCTTGTGGGGCTGACCTGTGACGGCTCCATTGTTTCCACCACAATCCAAGGCGCAACCCAAGACTACCATACGGTGGCGGCTGGCGGCGGCTGGCAGATTGTGGAGTGGCTCATCCCGGCGTCCAGTTACACTGCGGGCCAGTTAATCTTCACTAACCGTAGCGACACCGTTAAGTTCAAACTTGATGGAGTCCGTGTGTCACGTGCAGACTTCGTAGATGTGACGATTGCATGGAGTCCGACCCCCATCTCCGCAGGGTCTGTGGTAAACACCACTGCATCAATCACTCGCGTAAGTTCCCACGTGGTCGGCACTAGTGGTCTGAAGACAGATGGTACATTAGGTGGAGCTGTTAGTAGCTCTTATTTCAACCGTGGGGCCAATACCTTAGTGGTACAGCTGGCAGCACTCACAGCAGCCACTCCGTCAATCACGCAGGTTACGGTCAGGCTGTTCCTTAACTAAGGAGGTAACATGCTGTCCCTAGACTTCAACAACGAAGTTATCAAGGCAGCTCCCATTGCGGGGGTCGCTGGGGCCGATGGTGTAGCGAGGCTCTTCTGGGGCCTCTCACTCAACGAGTGGTTCTACGTCGCGGCAATCGCCTACACAGTGGTTCAGATTGGTGCCAAGGTAGTCGACAAAATCATTGACTGGAAGAAAGCAAATAAGGAGTAACATATGGACCTGATTAAGTTCCTCGAAATGTTAGACACTGAGATGGCTCAGCAGATGCTCATGGACCTAAAGAATCCTGAGAAGCGCACACCTCAGCTGTACAACGCCATTGGTAAACTACTGGAGCGCCACAAGTTCCAAATCTCTAAGCTGACCCCTGACGTTAACATCTTGGGCGGACTGGCTGAGGGTCTGGAGGCTTATAACTCCAAGGTGGGCGCTGATGGTCTGACAGACGACGATACGTTCACCCTACAGTGATATACTCAAGGTACTACTATATGTAGTGCCTTTATGGATGTCATTGCACTACGCTAGGCGTTCCTACGTGAAATCTGAGAAACAACGGGAGGCATTATGCTGGAGTTCACAAAGAGAATCGTCCCGTATCTTGTGGCTATCATGGTGTTTGCCTTCGGGTGGCACTTGGGTTCGCAATCTACGGACGCTAAATGGAAGGAGGTAGTACAGAATGAGTACGTTAAGAAGCAAACGGCTAGAGCTGAAACTCAGAAAGCGATTGACGCAGTATCGGCTAAGTACCAAGCAGACCTTGAAGGGCTGGAGGGCAGCACTGATAGGGTTATTGCTGATTTGCGTAGCGACAATAAGCGGCTGCGCGTCAGAGTCAAACCTACCAGTGTCGCCGCAGGACCAGACGGTCGATGCCTCGTTGATGGTTCCATCGAACTACACGAAGCAACTGCTCGAAGTCTTATCGCAATAACCCAGAAGGCCGACCTCAAAGAGAAGGCCCTACAGGATACAATTCGTAAGCTGCAAGGGAAAGGAGGTGAACATTGAGTAACGCTCAGCAAGCCAAGAACGCCTTAATCATTGCGCAACTGAAGGGTGACTTTGTCGCCTTTCTCTTCGTGCTCTGGAAGGCCCTGAACCTGCCGGAACCAACCAAGTGTCAAATCGACATGGCCAAGTGTCTGGCAGACCCCAAGAACAAGAAGTTTATCCTTCAGGCTTTCCGTGGTATCGGGAAGTCGTTCATCACGTGTGCGTTCGTAGTGTGGACCCTGTGGCGTGACCCTCAGTTAAAGATACTGATTGTCTCGGCCTCAAAGGAACGTGCGGACGCCAACTCCATCTTCATCAAGAACATCATCGACTTGTTGCCTTTCCTGAGTGAGCTTAAGCCTCGCCCCGGTCAGCGTGACTCCGTGATTAGCTTCGATGTAGGCCCTGCCAAGCCGGACCACAGCCCGTCAGTTAAGTCTGTGGGTATTACGGGTCAGCTTACTGGTAGCCGTGCCGATATCATCATTGCGGATGACGTGGAGATTCCCGGTAACTCTGCAACTCAAGGTGCCCGAGAGAAACTATGGACGTTGGTTCAGGAGTTCGCCGCACTGTTGAAACCTCTGCCAACTAGCCGTGTTATCTATCTGGGTACTCCTCAGACCGAGATGACGCTCTACAAGGAACTTGAGGACAACCGTGGGTACTCCACCATCATTTGGCCTGCACAGTATCCTCGCTCCAAAGAGGAAGACCTGTACTATGGTGACCGTCTGGCTCCGATGCTCCGCAGTGAGTACGATGAGGACAAAGAGGGTCTCGGTAGTCAACCAACTGACCCAGTTCGATTCGACTCCATGGACCTTCAGGAACGTGAGGTGGAATACGGCAAGGCTGGCTATACGCTCCAGTTCATGCTCAACCCGAACCTCAGTGATGCCGAGAAGTACCCGCTACGCCTCCGGGACGCTATCGTGTGCGGTCTACAGATGGACAAGGCCCCAATGCATTACCAGTGGTTGCCGAACCGTCAGAACCGCAATGAGGAGCTTCCCAACGTGGGCATGAAGGGTGACGAGATTTACTCCTTCCATACAGCCTCAAGTAACACTGGCGCGTATCAGGGTAAGATTCTGGTCATTGACCCCAGTGGTCGCGGTAAGGATGAGACTGGCTGGTGCGTACTGTACACCCTCAACGGTTACATCTACTTGATGGACGCTGGCGGTACTCGTGGGTACGAAGAGAAGTCCCTTGAGTTCCTCGCTAAGAAAGCCAAACAGTGGCAGGTGCAGACTGTGGTCTTCGAGAGTAACTTCGGTGACGGTATGTTCGGTAACGTGTTCCAGCCTGTGCTCCTGAAGCATCACCCAGCGCAACTCGAAGAGATTCGTGCTCGTGGCATGAAAGAGGTCCGTATCTGCGATACCCTTGAGCCTGTGCTGGCAAGTCACCGCTTGATTATCCGTGACGAGGTTATCCGACAGGACTACCAGACGGCACGTGATGCAGACGGTAAGCACGCTCTGAAGTACAGCCTGTTCTACCAGATGACCCGTATGAGCCGTGAGAAGGGCGCTGTGGCACACGATGACCGACTTGATGCGTTAGCACTGGGTGTCGAGTTCCTACGCTCTACGATGCAGCAGGACGCTGTGAAGATAGAGGCTGAGGTACTTCAGGAGTTCTTGGAGCACCACATGGAGAAGCCCCTGAGTAACATCTCCCAGTTCCGGGCCACCAGTAGCAACGGTGTGGACATCCGATGGGAAGACGACGGGGGTGACTCTATGTTCATCGCTTGGTAACTATGCAAGGATTGTGCATAAGGATTCATTGGGCCACGGAAGGCCACTTTGAGGAAACCCCATGTATAACAGACACTTGGAATTAGGGCCCACTATAGGGAGAGACCACTCAAAGATTACTATAAGACAACTTAAAGATTCATTCATATAGTTATTCACTTTAAGTCTCCTTAAAGGCAGAGGGTAGTGATGATAATATCACCCTCTCACTATAAGACACTAAGAGCCAACATAAGGAGGACCTATGCGCTTATTGTTAACCTTACTGCGCCATAGGACTACTTGGCGATTTCTGCTGGTACTTGCTGGTGCCCTTGGGGCTTCACTGGTCACTCAGCAGCAACTCAGTGGACTGGAGACTCTCGTGTGCTCTCTACTCACTTGTAGCGATTAGGGTCTTCCTGACGCGCTAGGGATTCCGTAGTGATGCTTATCAGCATACACCACTCCATCCCTCTATAGTCAATACTTAAAGTTAACCTTAGGTGATTCACTGGGTCTACCTACGGGTCTATGCACTGACCTGAGGAATACCTGAGGTTACCTTTAAGAATTTGACATAAAGTTCTGAGTGTACATCTCACAGTTTACACTTTTGGTTATCCCCCGGTACCCTCCAGTTCACTCAAAGTAACCATAGGCCACCCCCCTAAACCTTCGGTTTAACCTTAGGTGGGACTGATGGGAATCCCTTGGGTGATACTATATGTTGTGGTGAGTGGGACCTTGGGACAATATATGTTGATGTCACTGTGTCCCTATCTGTTGGTACTCATTAAGTCACACCTGAGGTTAGACCCGAGGTAACCACCTGAGGTAACACCTGAGACCATATTACCTTAGGTTCACCGTTTGACTAACGTTTAGCAGTGACTGTTAGTAGGTCACATTAAGAGAGTCGGTAAGTATCTCGTTTAGCAGTCCCTGAGACACTGAGAGCGGGACAAGATGATATCGGTGAGTCATCACTATAAGGCTATTGGTGGTCTGTGTCAACACCACAATCAATTAGGACACACTATAGGGAGATACTTAGAGTATTACTATGAGGAGAAACGAATGGCTAATAACTATATACATAAAGAGATAAACCTTAAGACACTTAAAGACAATGGCTATGAGGTGACTACAGAGGGTCAAGTGATAAGCCATAAAGGGAGAGCACCACGTGTCTTGAAGTCGCCTGTGGGTTCTCATGGCTACCGTGTGGTAAACCTGAGGTTAGACGGTAAGTCGTCCATGTTCTGCATCCATAGGTTGGTAGCCTATAGTTACCTAACGATTGATGAGGATAGGCCGCTGGTCAATCATAAGGATGGCGACAAGACCAATAACACTCTGAATAACTTAGAGTTTGTTACGCACAGTGAAAATATATCACATTATTATCAAAATAAGTGTTGACTCTGAATCACAGCTAGGACATACTGCAATCACTCCAGCGATGGAGGCTGACTTAGAGCAGTAACCTCTAAGGTTCATTAACAATATGGATTAGTCAAGCTGATGTGTACACCATGATAATAGTGTTTAACTAGTGGTTACATTCAGGTCTCTGGCAAGGTACGTCCTGTCACCCTGAGAGTAACCACACTGATAACCACTAACATCGAGGATACACAGCATGGAAATCGTAATGCAGGCACTGAACCACGGGGTCATTATGACGACAGCACGGGACTACACCGGGGCCACCAAATACATGGTGCAATACGGCTTACAGTTCACCGTGTTCGACTCATTCCGTGAGGCACTGCAAGATTACACAGATTGCGTCACCCATTCGCAAGAGTGTGGGGACTAGCGGTTAACGACAGGTCATCCAAGCGGTGGCCTGAAAGATAACCACTAACTGAAGGATATACACGATGATTTTCACTAAAGAGCCAGCAAATAAAGTCTTCGTATTCGTAACCGCTTACCGTGGCTATGAGTCGCTCGAAGTTAACGAGAAGGTCCTCAAGGGTCTCATCCGCACCATTAAGACCTATCCGGGTGCTTATGGTAACATCCGCGATGAGAATGTTGTGGGATGCTTCAAAGAGGCTGGCATGGAGTACGCAACGGAAGAGCGCACGCTCAAGGTGGAATGTACCATCAAGCAAGCCGCAGAGCTGACGTGGCTGGCCTGTAAGACCTACTCTCAGGACGCTGTGCTGGTGGTGAACTCACAGACTCATACAGCCGCACTGTGGTCTATCGAGGATGTAGGCGAATACCCGCAGGCATACCCAACGCTCAAAGAGGTGGCCTTAGGTGGTACGCTGCAACAAGTGGATGCACCCAAGGGTGAATGCTACTCAGTGCTTGACGGGCAATATTGGGAGGTGGTCTAATGGTCAAGTATGGACTCACTCAAGCCGACTTAAGGCACTACCGCTGGCTGCTCTCACTAGGTAGGCCGCACGACTATCTGATGATGCACCTAGCGCAAACCTACCGCACACGTAAGGTAATGTATGATAACCCTGTTCGTAATTAGTGTGTACGCCCTGATTGTCCTGTACTTTGTGCGGGACTTTCGTAAGGGTCTCAAGGTACACAAAGCATCATTCAGTTACATGAAGTGGGGCGTGTTGCCGCGCTTCACTGTACGGCTACCTAATGGCCGCTTTAAGGCCAACAAAGTGGGGGTATTCTATGTCGCAACGCACTAACCTGAAGAAAGCATTCAAGATTGCACGGATGGTGATGCCGTACGGTTCCGGGGAGAAGCGGACAAGGAGAATACTTGCGGCAAGGGCTGGAAGATTACCAGCTAGACAGCGTAAATGGGTAATGCAGCAAGTATACACGGAGTTATACCACCCTCAGCGGATACCAGATGGCTACATACGGTCGCCTATAGGCTGGAAACGAGTAGCAACTAACTAAACCACTAGCACACACACCATAAGGAAACAACCTAATGAACTACACCGATATGCAAGAACGCTTAGACGCCATCCGTAACCTGCCAATCTGTGAACTCGACAAGCGCCAGCCGCTGTTGGTAGCACTCATGGCGGACATTGTGAACGCTGAGACGTCAGATGGTGACGACACGGACAGCGATTGGGGTCTTGAGCGTCAGGACTATTGGCAAGCCCTGAAGATTAAGGCCAAAGACGCTGGGTTTAACCTGCTGGGAAATGGCCACTTCAGCGCGGCGTTTAAGCACGAGCTACTGCCGGGTAGGGTCATTAAGGTTGGCTTTAAGAAAGAGGACTCAGGGGCCGCCTACGTGGCTTTCTGCCGGATGCACCAAGGCCGGGTAGGGATACCTAACGTCTATCACGTAGCGCGTCACGCTGGCTGCTACACGGTGGTGCTAGATGAGCTGGAACCATGCCAGCGCAGAGAGAACGATGAGCATGACCGCTATGCAGACCTCGCGTATTATTTCGTCGAGTGCGACTATGAGCCTGAGGAGCACCACCAGAAGGACTTACCGTTCATCGAGACGTGCCAGATGATTCGCAAGTTCTTCCACGGGATTGCGTCCTTTGATATGCACAGCGGTAACATCATGTTCACCAAGGACGGCAGGCCAGTAATCACTGACCCTGTGTCATTCTCAGCGGACCGGGACCGGGAGCCTTTCTCGCTGGAACCTGAGGACCTGCTTGCTGAGATTGAACAAATAGCGCACGACAAGATGATTGAACGCTGTAAGCGCAACAAGGCTAAGCGAGACCGTGACAGCACGTTGTGTCGCGCCCGTAGGGCCAACAACAAGGCCCGCAGAAACCGCGCCAAAGCGTTTGATAGGCGTCGGAAGGAGCGCGAAAAGCGTGACGCTGAGATTTTAAAAGAGGGTCTAGCGAAAATCGAGGAGCGGGTACTAGCGTGGCAAGTGGGACCCGGCCTAGCGATACAGCAGGGCAAGCCATTGCCTATAGACAACTACCTTCAGGGTAGACTTATGGGCTAACGAGGTGTATCTTAGGTGTCTCCGAACGGTGAGGCACCAATAGATAAACTTTATTCACAAAGAGGCACACAATGAACGCATTAAACATTGCACGTAATGACTTCTCAGAGATTGAACTGGCCGCTATTCCGTACAACATCCTCAGCGAGCACTATGGGGACAAGCTGGCACGTGAGCAGTTAGCACTGGAACATGAAGCGTACGAGCTGGGCGAGCAGCGTTTCCTGAAGATGTTAGAACGTCAGGTTAAAGCTGGGGAGTTCGCCGACAACGTGGCCGCTAAGCCGCTGGTCTTAACGCTGCACCCGCAGTTAACCAAGCGCATTGACGACTGGAAGGAGGAGCAAGCAAACGCTCGCGGTAAGAAGCCTCGCGCATACTACCCGATTAAGCACGGTGTTCCCTCTGAGTTGGCCCTTAGCATTGGCGCTGAGGTGCTCAAAGAGAAGCGCGGAGTGTCCAGTGGGGCTATCGCGCTGCTGACCATTAAAGTCGTCTTAGGGACGCTCACAGACGCTTCTAAGGCCACCATCCAGCAGGTATCCTCTCAGTTAGGCAAGGCGCTTGAGGATGAGGCCCGCTTCGGTCGTATCCGTGAGCAGGAAGCCGCCTACTTCAAGAAGAACGTAGCGGACCAGCTGGACAAGCGTGTAGGTCACGTGTACAAGAAGGCTTTCATGCAGGTCGTCGAGGCCGATATGATTTCCAAAGGGATGTTGGGTGGTGACAACTGGGTCAGCTGGAAGACCGACGAGCAGATGCACGTAGGGACCAAGCTGCTGGAGCTGCTCATTGAGGGCACTGGTCTGGTGGAAATGACCAAGAACAAGATGGCCGATGGCTCTGACGATGTGACCAGTATGCAGATGGTCCAGCTGGCTCCGGCCTTCGTGGAACTCCTGAGCAAACGAGCGGGCGCACTCGCAGGTATCAGCCCGATGCACCAGCCGTGCGTAGTCCCTCCGAAACCTTGGGTGGAAACCGTAGGTGGTGGCTACTGGTCAGTCGGGCGTCGTCCGCTGGCACTGGTGCGTACCCACTCCAAGAAGGCGCTGCGCCGCTACGATGATGTTCACATGCCTGAGGTGTACAAAGCGGTTAACCTCGCGCAAAACACGCCGTGGAAGGTGAACAAGAAGGTGCTGGCGGTAGTCAACGAGATTATCAACTGGAAGCACTGCCCGGTAGGTGACGTCCCAGCGATTGAACGCGAAGAGTTACCACCGCGCCCGGACGATATCGACACCAACGAGGTGGCACGTAAGGCGTGGCGCAAGGAGGCCGCTGCGGTCTACCGCAAGGACAAGGCCCGCCAGTCTCGCCGTTTGTCAATGGAGTTCATGGTCGCACAGGCCAACAAGTTCGCTAACCACAAGGCCATTTGGTTCCCGTACAACATGGACTGGCGCGGGCGTGTGTACGCTGTGAGCATGTTTAACCCACAGGGTAACGACATGACCAAGGGTATGCTGACGCTGGCCAAAGGCAAGCCAATTGGTCTCGATGGTTTCTACTGGCTGAAGATTCACGGTGCAAACTGTGCAGGCGTCGACAAGGTTCCCTTCCCTGAGCGCATCAAGTTCATCGAAGAGAACGAGGGCAACATTCTGGCAAGCGCAGCGGACCCACTGAATAACACTTGGTGGACTCAGCAGGATTCGCCGTTCTGTTTCTTAGCGTTCTGCTTCGAGTACGCAGGCGTTAAGCACCACGGCCTGAACTACAACTGCTCGCTACCGCTGGCGTTCGACGGGTCCTGCTCAGGTATTCAGCACTTCAGCGCAATGCTCCGCGATTCCATCGGTGGTCGTGCGGTTAACCTGCTGCCTTCTGATACCGTGCAGGATATCTACAAGATTGTGGCCGACAAGGTTAACGAAGTGCTCCACCAGCACGCTGTCAACGGGTCTCAGACGGTGGTCGAGCAGATTGCTGACAAAGAGACTGGCGAGTTTCACGAGAAGGTGACGCTGGGTGAGTCCGTACTGGCTGCGCAGTGGTTGCAATATGGTGTGACCCGCAAGGTCACTAAGCGTTCGGTCATGACGCTGGCGTACGGTTCCAAAGAGTTTGGCTTCCGCCAGCAAGTTCTTGAGGACACCATTCAGCCTGCTATTGACAACGGCGAGGGCTTGATGTTTACGCACCCTAACCAAGCGGCTGGCTACATGGCTAAGCTGATTTGGGACGCTGTGACCGTGACCGTAGTGGCCGCTGTCGAGGCGATGAACTGGCTGAAGTCTGCCGCTAAGCTGCTGGCCGCTGAGGTCAAGGACAAGAAGACAAAAGAGGTGCTCCGTAAGCGCTGCGCAATCCACTGGGTGACACCAGATGGCTTCCCGGTGTGGCAAGAGTACCGTAAGCAGAACCAAGCCCGCCTGAAGCTGGTATTCCTCGGTCAGGCCAACGTCAAGATGACGTACAACACTGGGAAGGACTCGGAGATTGACGCACACAAGCAGGAATCCGGCATCGCTCCCAACTTTGTACACTCACAGGACGGTAGCCACCTGCGCATGACCGTAGTGCACGCCAACGAGGTCTACGGGATTGACTCCTTCGCGCTGATTCACGACTCCTTCGGGACCATTCCGGCAGACGCTGGGAATCTCTTTAAGGCAGTCCGCGAGACGATGGTCAAGACCTACGAGGACAACGATGTAGTCGCTGACTTCTACAACCAGTTTGCCGACCAGCTGCACGAGTCTCAACTGGACAAGATGCCTGAGGTACCAGCCAAGGGTGACCTGAATCTGCGCGATATCTTAGAGTCTGACTTCGCGTTTGCGTAAGGTCTCAGGCAATTAGGGCACACTATAGGGAACCTTCGAATGACCGAGGGTTCCATTACTTAAAGTCTTAACTTAAAGAATACTTAAAGAGGCACACCATGATTTACTCAATCGTTGTAACCATCTTGTTAATCATTACCGTAGCCCTCCTCATCATGAGTCTAGGTGATGCAGCGGGCGACAAAGAACGCTTGGAGCGTAAGATACGAGAGGCAAACTCCCAGTTTAACAATGAGTGCTGCAAGGTCCTACGACTGGCGGACAAGGTTGACTCCCTGAGTCGAGAAGTTCGTTACTTAGAGGGTTCGTTGGAAGAGGAGAAACAGAAGGTGCGCGATGTGAATGAACTCCGAGCGCACCAGCGGGACCGCATGAAGTTCCTCCGCAGGGCGCTGAACGAAGCACAAGATGAGCTGATGATGGTCTCCGACCTGATTCACGTTAAGTTCACCGCAGTGTTGCCGGATGGCACCCACTCTAAGACGCTCTTTAAGTTAGGGCTTGGGCCGTGTGGTCTCCACGTTAAGTCCCTACGCTGGACTGAGCTTGATGACCGCTATCTGATAGACCAGCTGTGTACCAACGGCGAGCGCAAGCAGTTCGTCTACTACAAGAGCGAAGTGGTAGGGCGCATCGAGTTCCGCCACGGTAAGATTTAATTAGGACACACTATCAGGAACATACTCAAGGTCATCACTCGGTGGCCTTCATGAATGTCCCTTACTATCACAATCAGGAGCAACACCATGTATCAGAACACAATCAACTTTGAGCGCACCCGTGAACGTCAGCAGACCGAGGGTTACATCCCTAAGGGCCGCAAGCTGAACAAGACGAAGCGAGGTGGTGGCGTGAAGGGTTCCTTCCGTAACGCGAAGGGTGACAGCGTTATTAACCAAGAGAAATACTTCGTAGGAGCGTAACAAATGGCTGAGCAAACTAAGTACCTATTTGATGGCAGCACAGCCCAATGGTCACGGCTGGGTGCTACAGAGCGTAGGCTGCGAGACGAGACGGGACTCCACGTCATCATGGCGTATCTCTCGTGGAACCATACAGTCTCTCTCTCGGTGTATGAGCCGCACCCAGATGGTGATGTACTGCTGGTTCAGAAGTCCTTCAGTCGCTGGTCGATTGACTCAGCGTCAGACTGGCTGGCAAAACTAGCAGCCGACTACTCAAGCTGGCAGTAATTAGGACACACTATAGGCAGACTCAAGGTCATCGGATTCCGGTGGCCTTTATGATTGCTTATTGCACACTAAATGAACACTACACTTCGGAGACATCACCATGATGAACATTAAGACTAATCCATTTAAGGCCGTATCGTTCGTTCGCTCTGCTATCGAGAAGGCGCTGGAGACTTCTGGCTACCTTATCGCAGACACTAAGCACGATGGTGTGCGCGGGAACATCTGCGTAGACAACACGGCCAACGCAGCGTGGCTAAGCCGGGTCTCCAAGACCATTCCGGCCATTGAGCACCTCAATGGTTTCGATATGCGCTGGCAGAAATTACTGAAAGATGACCGTTGGATTTTCCCGGATGGCTTTATGCTGGATGGAGAACTCATGGTCAAAGGCGTGGACTTTAACACCGGGTCTGGCCTGCTGCGAACCAAGTGGCTCAAAGAGACCAACTGGATGTACTCCACCAAGGATGGGGTGGTGAAGGGTAAGAAGGAACCTTTCGAGCTGGATACCAAGCAACTAAAAGTTGTCCTTTATGACATCATTCCGCTTGACATTATCGAGTCCGGTGATGACTACAACGTGATGACCCTCCTGCGCCTTGAGCACGTCAAGGTTGCCTTACCAGTCCTGCAAGACCACTTCCCTGAAGTCGAGTGGTGCCTCTCGGAGTCCCATGAAGTTTACGACATGGACGAACTCGATGCGCTGTACCGACAGAAACGAGAAGAAGGTCACGAAGGTCTGGTGGTCAAGGACCCTCGCGGTATCTACAAGCGCGGCAAGAAGTCCGGCTGGTGGAAGCTGAAGCCAGAGAATGAGGCCGATGGTATCGTTGTGGGAATCAACTGGGGAACTCCCGGTCTTGCCAACGAGGGTAAGGTGATTGGCTTCGAGGTCCTCCTTGAGTCTGGCCGAGTCGTGTCCGCAAACAACATCTCTCAGGCACTTATGGAAGAGTTCACCACCACAGTAGAGAACTGGAAGCGCGGACTTTGTAGCACCACAGTCAGTGAAAACCCATACGAGGGCTGGGCGTGCCAAATCAAGTACATGGAGGAAACTCCAGACGGCTCTCTGCGTCACCCGTCGTTCGACAAATGGCGTGGCACTGAGGCTGACCCAACCACCAAGATGTAATTAGGACCCACTATAGGAGACACCAAATGTCTATCAACCTGATTCTAATCATCGTGTTCATCCTCGCGGCTATCGTGTGGTCAATGAACGACGAGCCACCTAAAGGAGCATAATCATGCGCTTACACTTCAATAAATCCAACGGTATCTTCTCGGTTCGCCGGGATGACCGCAGCACTGTAGCAGCCACTGAGCGCCACGGTAAGATTCCACGTATCGGCGACACCTTCGAGCTGGCACCCAGCGTGCACATCTTGGTTACTCGCGGTCTCTACGAATTGGCTCAAACTAAGAGCCGTCCTTTCGTACCCGTTGTGGTAACCAAGTGGCCTCGTCTTCGCCTGTTCTGGGAACGTATCAAGGAGGTGGTCAATGACTGAGTTTGCACATAGCCTACGCTGTCGGTCCCTTCGGGGACCATGGGCGTGCACCTGTGGTGCCGAGAAGGTTGAGCCTGTAAAGGATGACGGCGTCAAGCAGCCGAGTCACTATCAGCTGTTCGAAGGTGTCGAGGCCATCGAGGTAATTGCCCGCAGCATGACCCAAGAGATGTTCAAAGGGTATTGCCTCGGGAACATCCTCAAGTACCGCCTTCGTGCTGGTAAGAAGTCCGAGCTGGCTACCTTAGAGAAAGACATGGCGAAGGCCACTTTCTATCTGGAGCTGTACACCAAGCACAAGGGTCTGTGTTATGACGCCAAGTGACTGGTGCCGAGCGATGTACGAGAAGACGCTCGACCCTGCGTACATCACCCTGTATAACATGTGGAAGGAGCGAGAAGATGCAAAAGTTCGTCGTAACGGTCGAGACAGCTAACGCATCGTATGAACTCCCGGTACACGCTGGGTCTCTTGAGGAGGCCCTTGAAGTTGCCGAGGCGGAGTACGAAGAGTTAGGCCAAGTGACTCGGGTGCGCCCGTATAGTCATTAGGACACACTATAGGGACACAGGCTGTCCCTCTTTCTGTTATAAACCAAAGGAGATTCATCATGGCATTCGCTAAGAAGAAGATTTACACCACCAAGATTGGCACCTGTGAGCCGTACGCTTACTTCAACAAGCCGGACTACGGCGGTGAGGGTTTTGAGAACCCACGCGGTACCTACAAGGGTTCCGTAACGTTCAAGAACGAAGACTGTCAGGAGCTGGTAGACCTCATCGTTAAGACCCACGAGGAAAACTATGCGGCCCGTCTGGAAGCGCATGAAGCGAACCCGCCGAAGGTTCAGAAGGGTAAGAAACCCCTGAAGCCGTACGAAGGCGACATGCCGTTCTTCGACAACGGTGACGGCACAACCACGTTCAACTTCAAGTGCTACGGTTCGTACGAGGACAAGAAGACTGGAGAGACCAAGAAGATTGTTCTGGGCGTAGTAGACGCGAAGGGCAAGCGCATCCAAGACGTTCCGATTATCGGTGGCGGCTCCAAAGTGAAGATTCGCTTCTCACTGGTACCGTACGGCTGGTCTGCGGTTGCTGGTGCTTCCGTTAAGTTGCAGCTGGAAGGCGTGATGCTGGTCGAACTGGCTACCTTCGGTGGTGGCGAAGACGACTGGGCTGATGAAGCCGTAGAAGGCGGTTACGAAGCTGACGAATCTCGCAGCCGTAAACCTCAGGAAGACCCGGAAGACTGGTCTGGTGAGGAAGAGGCGGACGAGGGCGAAGCCGAAGAAGACGATGATTTCTAATGGCGGGCTATGGGGCCAAAGGGATTCGGAAGGTGGGTGCCTTCCGGTCTGGCCTTGAGGACAAGGTGTCCAAGCAGTTAGAATCAAAGGGCGTCACGTTCGACTACGAATTGTGGCGCATCCCTTACGTTATTCCTGCGAGTGACCACCTTTACACTCCAGACTTCTTGTTACCCAACGGTATCTTCGTGGAGACTAAGGGTCTCTGGGAAGCCGAGGACCGCAAGAAGCACCTACTGATTCGTGAGCAGCACCCGGAGTTAGACATCCGGTTAGTGTTCTCTTCGAGTCGCACTAAGATTTACAAAGGGTCGCCTACCAGTTACGCTGAGTGGTGCGAGAAGCACAACATCTTGTTTGCCGACAAATTGATTCCCGTAGACTGGCTGAAGGAGCCGAAGCGTGATGTACCGTTCGGCAAGTTCAAGCAGAAGAAAGGAGCAAAGTAGTATGGCTAAGGTTCAATTCACTAAGCGACAGGAGACCTCTCAGATTTTCGTGCACTGTTCTGCCACCAAGGCTACCATGGACATCGGTGTCCGTGAGATTCGCCAGTGGCACAAAGAGCAAGGCTGGCTGGACGTTGGGTATCACTTCATCATCCGCCGTGATGGCACCGTAGAGGCGGGCCGGGACCAAGATGCTGTGGGTTCTCACGTCAAGGGATACAACTCGACTTCTGTCGGTGTGTGTCTGGTTGGTGGCATCGACGCTAAGGGGCAACCTGAAGCAAACTTCACGCCTCAGCAGATGAGCGCACTGAAGGGACTTCTCCATGAACTGAAGGGAACCTATCCAAAGGCCGTCATCATGGCCCATCACGATGTAGCACCGAAGGCTTGTCCTAGCTTCGACCTACAACGCTGGGTGCGAACGGGCGAACTGGTTACTTCGGACCGTGGGTAAACATTAGGGCACACTACAGGGAGACAATTACGTTTCCCTGTTGTCGCACATTCTGTACAAATTATGGTCAGGCTAAGGTGCACTTGGCGTAGCGCTGCGTTTCATTCGGGTTCGATTCCCGGACTGGCCACACCAACGGAGATTACCCCTTATGAACAACTTAAAAGACTTCGACATAATCCCACTGCTGGCGTACGGTGTACTCGGACTGTGGGCTGTCTCCTTCCTCATAGCGTTCTTCATGTCGTGTGTTGACGGGACGGCTTTATGAGTTATGGAGACAGTCAAGAAGATGGTCAGGAGAGTATCTTCCTGTTCCACGCTCCGTGCGAAAACTGTGGTTCTTCTGATGGTAACTCAGTGTACTCTGACGGGCATGAGTATTGCTTCGTGTGTCAACACCGAGTGAGAGGCTCAGAGGAACGTACCGAAAAGTTATCATCGAGAAGACCCAAAGGAGGGAATTACGGGATGAATACACAAGGTTCAGGCTTATTGGTATTCGGCGAGAGTGACGGTCGGTACACTGACCTAACCGCTCGTGGTATCTCAAAGGCGACATGCCAGAAGGCTGGCTATTGGGTCGCCAAGGTCAGAGGGACCGCCTATCAGGTGGCCGACTATCGTGACCAGAATGGCTCTATCGTCTCTCAGAAGTTGCGGGACAAGGAGAAGAACTTCTCTACCCGAGGGTCTCACAAAGGGGGTGCACTGTTCGGCAAGCACCTATGGAATGGTGGCAAGAAGATTGTCATCACCGAGGGTGAAATCGACATGTTAACCGTGATGCAGCTTCAGGACTGTAAGTGGCCTGTGGTTTCTCTCGGTCACGGTGCGTCAGCCGCTAAGAAAACTTGCAGTGCAAACTATGAGTATTTTGATAGCTTCGACCAGATTATCCTGATGTTCGACATGGACGAGCCGGGTCGTGCAGCCGTTGAGGAAGCCGCTCAGGTTCTCCCTCCCGGTAAGGTACACGTAGCGGTGCTGACCGAGAAGGATACCAACGAGTGCTTACTCAAGGGCAAGGGCAAGGAGGTTCTCGACCAGATATGGAACGCAGCACCGTGGGTTCCTGATGGTGTAATCGGAGCGATGTCCATGAAGGACCGAGTGCGTGAGGCCATGACCAGCGAGCAGAGCGTAGGATACCTTTTCTCGGGATGCCCGGGACTGAATGACCGAACCTTGGGTGCACGTGGTGGCGAAGTCGTCATGGTCACTTCTGGGTCAGGAATGGGTAAGTCGACGTTCGTTCGCCAGCAGGCCCTAGGGTTCGCCAGAGGGCAGGGGCTGAGGGTAGGCATGGCGATGCTTGAGGAGTCCGTAGAGGAGACCATGGAGGATGTCCTAGGGATTGCTAACGGCATCCGCTTACGGCAGCAGCCTCGGGAGTTCAAGCAGAAACTCATTGAGGACGGTACGTACGATAAGTGGTTCGACGAGCTGTATGGCTCCGACCAGTTCCATCTCTATGACTCCTTTGCTGAAGCTGAGGTGGACCGACTTCTGGCCAAGCTGCACTACATGCGCACAGGGTTAAACTGTGACGTAATAATTCTGGACCACATCTCAATCGTAGTGTCAGCCTCGGAGGAATCCGATGAGCGCAAGATGATTGACCGACTCATGACCAAGCTGAAAGGGTTCGCTAAGTCAACCGGAGTGGTACTTATTGTTATTTGCCACCTGAAGAACCCGGAGAAAGGTAAAGCTCATGAAGAAGGACGTGCTGTTTCCATTACTGACCTGCGTGGGTCTGGGTCTCTGCGCCAGCTCTCTGATACTGTCATTGCACTTGAGCGTAATCAGCAAGGGGATATGCCTAATCTTGTCCTCCTTCGTATTCTCAAGTGTCGCTTTAATGGTGTTGGCGTTGGCATTGCGGGGTACATGGAGTACAACGAAAAGACCGGACTCCTTGAACCGTCTAGCTACACTGGCGGAGAAGGAGAGGGAGATACTGGCTGGGAAGGCCACGAAGAAGACGACTACTGATTTACTAGATGTTCTACTCAAAGTAGACGAGAGTAAAATCATTAACCACAAAGATGCTTACTGAAAGGAGAATCATCATGTTTAAACTTATCGAAACTTTAGGCCGTCTGGTCATCGCACTGTACATCCGTGAAGCCAAGGCACTGGACAAAGCGTCCAAGGTGGAAGCGAAAGCAGCCGCTAAGCTGGCTAAAGCAGCCGACAAGGCACGTCAGGCATCTCTGGATGCAACCGCAGAGGCAGCGAAAGTTGCACTTAAAGCTCAGAAACTTAAGGAGTTCTTCTAATGACTACCAAAGCTAAGTTCCCCGGTAACACCATTCAGCTGTCCGACACTGTAGACCAGTGGGGCCGCAAGGTTCACATCAACGTCCGCAACGACAAGGTGACTCTGGTCTACCGTTGGAAGGCCAAGAGCGATAACCGTGCGCACACTCAGCGTGTGACCCTCGACGACACTCGGGCAGCTCGACTGCTGGCATCCGTAGCCGTAGCCGCTACTGTGGCCATCGGTGAGGACAAAGTGCGTGAGGCTATCTTGAGTAAAGAGGTAGGCGAAACGTCCGTACGTCTGGCCGAGGCGTCAGAAGTTAAGTGATAAACTCAAGGTCATTACTATATGTAGTGGCCTTTATGATTATCACACACAACATATTGAGAGGACATTACCATGCGTAAACCTGAAGAAATCCGTGCAGACATCGAGAAGCTGACCAAAGAGCTGGAAGCCGCTAAGATTCACGAAGCGAAGCAGTCGGCAGCAGTACACATCCTGTATAACTTAGGGTGGAAACACGACAACCTTAAGGGCTGGCAGCGACCAGAGCCAAAGCGTGATTGGAAAGAGTTCGACAAAGATTCAATGAGTCCATATAAACCGGGAGACTTCCTGTATGCGTGCGGTGCTTACTACATAGTTCGCCACGTCAGTAACAATAGACTAACAGGTCAGAGAATCACCGGAGCAAGTTCTCGCGGATTCTCAGCTATGCCTGTAGACGTTAATATTCCTGCTACAGCGCTTACCCGCGCAGTTACAAAACAGGAAATCTATAAGCACTACAACCAGTAATCCAGTAGGAGACCACTATGTTAGTAACCGATATCGAGGCGAACAACCTCTTAGAGAAAGTCACTCAGTTCCACTGTGGGGTCATCTATGACTACAGTACGGACGAGTACGTAGCGTATCGACCTTGGGACTTCTCAGCGTATCTCGATGCGTTAGAAGCCGAGGTGGCCCGTGGTGGTCTCATCGTATTCCACAACGGTCACAAGTACGATGCCCCAGTGTTAACCAAGCTGGCCAAGCTCCAGTTAAACCGAGAGTTCCACCTGCCGCGTGAGAACGTAGTGGACACGCTGGTGCTCAGTCGTTTACTGTTTGCTAACATTAAGGACTCCGACATGGCCCTGCTGCGTTCCGGTAAGTTGCCCGGTAAGCGCTTCGGGTCTCACGCTCTGGAGGCGTGGGGTTACCGCTTGGGCGAGATGAAGGGTGAGTACAAAGACGACTTCAAGAAGCTCCTTGAGGAACAGGGAGAGGACTATGTGGACGGTGCTGAGTGGATTAGCTTCAACGAGCCGATGATGGATTATAACGTTCAGGACGTTGTGGTTACCAAGGCGCTCTTAGAGAAATTGCTCAGCGACAAGCATTACTTCCCGGATGGTGATATCCACTGGTGGGCGCACGATGCCGTATCATTCTGGGGCAACTCGTGTGAGGCCGTCTGGCTGGAACACCGTGCCGCTTGGTTACTAGCTAAGCAGGAGCGCAACGGATTCCCGTTCAACACCAAGGCCATTGAGGAACTCTACGTCGAACTCGCGGGTCGTCGTTCTGAACTCCTTCAGACACTCACCGACACTTTCGGAACTTGGTACCAGCCTAAGGGTGGCACTGAGTTATTCCTGCACCCGCGAACCGGGAAGCCTCTGGGTAAATACCCACGAGTGAAGTATCCCAAGCAGGGTGGCATCTACAAGAAACCCAAGAACAAAGCTCAACGTGAGGGTCGTGAACCCTGCGAGCTGGACACGCGGGATTACGTAGAGGGCGCTCCGTACACACCAGTAGAGCACGTTGTGTTCAACCCAAGTAGCCGAGACCACATTGCGCTCAAGCTGAAGGAAGCCGGATGGATACCGACAGAGTTCACCGACAAGGGTGCTCCTAAGGTAGACGACGAGGTCCTTGAGCATGTGCGCGTGGAAGACCCTGAGAAGCAGCGCTGCATTGACCTCATCAAAGAGTACCTGATGATACAGAAGCGAATCGGTCAGGCGGCTGAGGGAGACAAGGCATGGCTACGTTACGTTCAAGAGGATGGTAAAATTCATGGGTCCGTTAATCCCAATGGGGCCGTTACTGGCCGAGCGACACACAGTTTTCCTAACCTCGGACAAGTTCCCGGAGTCCGTTCTCCTTATGGTGAGCCTTGCCGAGCAGCATTCGGAGCTGAACACCACCTTGATGGTCTTACTGGAAAACCTTGGGTTCAGGCGGGTATCGACGCCTCAGGTCTGGAGTTGCGCTGTCTCGCCCACTTTATGTCCAAGTACGATAATGGAGATTACGCGGATGTTATCCTCAATGGTGACATTCACACAGTTAATCAGCAGGCAGCTGAGCTTCCGACTCGTGACAACGCAAAGACCTTTATCTACGGATTCCTTTACGGAGCAGGCGATGAGAAGATTGGACAAATCGTTGGAGCAGGTAAGGAACGCGGAAAGGAACTCAAGAAGAAATTCCTTGAGAACACCCCAGCAATCGCAGCGTTGCGTGAAGGAATCCAGCAGACCCTCGTCGAGTCATCCCGATGGGTCGCCGGAGAGCAGAAGGTCAAGTGGAAACGACGCTGGATTAAGGGACTGGATGGAAGAAAGGTACACGTTCGGTCACCACATGCCGCGCTCAACACGTTGCTTCAGTCAGCGGGTGCGCTCATTTGTAAGCTGTGGATTGTCGAGACTGAAGAGTTGCTTCTCAAAGCTGGCTTGAAGCATGGCTGGGATGGGGACTTTGCGTACATGGCGTGGGTCCACGACGAAATCCAAGTAGCCTGCCGGACACCAGAGATTGCACAGCAGGTGATTGACATTGCGCAGCAAGCTATGCGTAACGTGGGGGAACACTTTAAGTTCCGTTGCCGTCTGGATACAGAAGGTAAGATGGGTCCTAACTGGGCCGTATGTCACTAATAATACAGGAGATTTATCATGGCTATTACTAAGCGTTTCAAGGTTACTTTCGAGGTGACCAGCGTAATTGACAGCGAGTCTGAGAAGAACCTCAGCGAGACCGTTCTGCGTGTTGCACGTATGGTTGCCAATGGTGAGAAGGTGGACAACTTCAAGCTGGGCTTCCTTGAGGCAGCACTCAACGGCGGGCCTGATGAAGCGGCTGCGTACTGCACCCGACATGGCCTTCGCTCAATGGTCAAAGAGGCCCATGACGACCTTTCGTTTAACGAGAAGAAACTTATGCGCTTCTCCCCGGCAATCGTGAGGGTGACCAAGTGAGCGAGTACCTCAAAGTTCTGGCGGCCCTCAAGGGCTGCCCTAAGTCCTTCCAGTCGAACTACGTGCGCAATAACGCTGCGTTAGTCGCTGAGGCTGCGAGCCGTGGTCACATTTCGTGTCTGACCATGAGTGGTCGTAACGGTGGCGCTTGGGAAATTACCAGTGCCGGAGTGAAATTCCTTAAGACCCATGGAGGTTGCCTGTGAGAAAGAGAATGGTGTTCGTGCACCCGTTGGAACCTAAATCACACTGGGAAACTGCTGACGGCATAGTCTGGTTTTATAAGGATGGCCACATGCTGCGGCAGTCCCTTGTCACCCACAAGGACCTTCACGACCCGGAGATGGGCTTTAAGTTCAAGGAGTTAAAGAATGAGTAAGCACACATTGTTATCCTTCAGCGACTACCGGGCAACCCAGAAGATTGCTAAAGGTGTCCTTGTGATGGATGGTGACTGGCTGGTATTCCAAGCCATGAGCGCCGCTGAGTTCGATGCCTCTTGGGAGGATGAGATTTGGCACCGCTGCTGCGACCATGCAAAGGCCCGAGAGATTCTGGAGAATTCCATCGAGTCCTACAAGGGCCGCAAGAAGGCGTGGAAGAATGCTGATGTAGTCCTAGCGTTCACCGACCGTGTCAACTGGCGCAAGCTGCTGGTGGACCCAACGTACAAAGAGAACCGAGCAGTCGTCAAGAAGCCCGTCGGTTACTTCGAGTTCCTTGAGTACGTCTTTGCGACCTACACGTGCGTCCTTGAGCCTCAGCTTGAAGGTGATGACGTGATGGGTATCATTGGGTCTAACCCTCTCGTGTACAACTACGAGAAGGCCGTACTGGTCTCCTGTGACAAGGATTTTAAGACCATCCCGGATTGCGATTTCCTGTGGTGTACGACTGGTAACATCCTCGTGCAGACTCAGGAGACAGCCGACTACTGGCATCTCTTCCAGACTATCAAGGGCGACATCACCGATGGTTATGGTGGCATCCCCGGGTGGGGCGATACCGCTGAGGACTTCCTCAAGGAACCCTTCATTGTGGAGCCTGTAACGTCTGTGCTGAAGTCCGGTAAGAACAAGGGCCAAGAGGTAACCAAGTGGGTGAAACGCGCTCCTGAGCCGGGAGAGACGCTCTGGGACTGCATTAAGTCCATTGGGGCCAAGGCAGGGATGACCGAAGCGGAAGTAATCAAGCAGGGCCAGATGGCTCGCATCCTCCGTTCTGATGAGTACAACATCGAGACTGGGGAGATTACTCTATGGCAACCGGGCAGCTGATTCTCATCGTTCTGACCATGGGATTAGTCGCTCGTGGTCTCTGGATGTTGGCCTTGATTATCAAGCAGATAGTCGAGCATAAAGCAGAGTGATAAACTCATGGGCACAATTAGGACCCACTATAGGGAAGTGCCCATTATGATTATTACTTAAAGATTACTTAAAGAGGAGACTCAAATGTTAAAACCTATAGAGCACATCCTTAACAATCCTAATGACCTTCCTGACGTACCGCGAGCTGTCAAGGAGTACCTACAGTCTCGCTTCAATGCTGACTTCCTGTATCAGTCAGAGGTCCGTAAGCTACGTGAGGCTGGCCACAGTGAGGAGTTCATCTCCGGGGTACTGTATGGTCACTACATGGCTTCTCGTGTCCTTGACGAGATGGAGGGCCGTCAGCGTGCACTCAAAGAAGGAGATTGATTATGTGTTTCTCACCTAAGATGAAAGCACCTAAGGTCGACACAACGACTGTCCCTGAGCCAGCGCCTCTCACTGAGGAACCTAAGGGTATCCAGTACGGTGGCGACGAGGACTCAAACCGCACCACTCCTGAGGTGTCAGGGCGTAAGTCACTCAAGGTGACCAAGACGACAGAGCCTACAGGGTCAGTCAGTAAAATCCGTAAGTCAGCTTTAGGAGGCTAACATGGGACTGTTCAAGAAAATCAAGAAGGCTATCTCCAAGGTAGTCAAGGCACCACTCAAGGCCGTTGGTCTGGCAGCAGATGCACCTAACGTGCAGGCAGCCGCTGAGACACCTGTGGCCGCACCTCAGGAGGCCCCGAAAGAGGTCGTGGAGGACGTTGAGTCTTCAGCAGACACTGAGTCTGGCAAGAAGAAAACTCGTGCCTCCGGCAAGAAGTCCCTCTCAGTTTCCCGCAGCTCAGGCGGTGGGATTAACCTGTAAGGAGGTGACCTGTGGCAGAAGTTAAACTCGAAGGCTTCGCAGAGGAGGGAGCCAAGGCGGTGTATGACCGTCTGAAGAACGACCGACAACCCTACGAGACACGAGCAGAGTCCTGTGCGCAGTACACGATTCCCTCACTGTTCCCTAAGGACTCCGATAACGCATCAACCGATTACACGACTCCGTGGCAATCCGTAGGCGCACGTGGCCTGAACAACCTAGCGTCCAAGCTGATGCTGGCACTGTTCCCGATGCAGTCATGGATGAAGTTGACCATTAGTGAATACGAAGCTAAGAACCTTCTGGGTGACGCTGAGGGTCTCGCTAAGGTCGATGAAGGTCTATCGATGGTAGAGCGAATCATCATGAACTACATCGAGTCCAACAGTTACCGAGTGACTCTCTTTGAGTGCTTGAAGCAACTGTGTGTGGCAGGTAACGCGCTGCTGTACTTACCGGAGCCGGAGGGTTATACCCCGATGAAGCTCTATCGCCTGAACTCATATGTGGTCCAGCGAGATGCTTTCGGTAACGTACTCCAGATTGTGACCCTAGACAAGATTGCGTTCAACGCTCTCCCTGAGGATGTCCGCAGCCAAGTGGAAGCAGCTCAAGGTGAGCAGAAGGAAGACGCTGAGATTGACGTCTACACCCACGTTTACCTGAACGAAGCCGGGGATGGCTACTCGAAGTACGAAGAGGTTGCCGAAGAGGTGGTTCCGGGCAGCGAAGCTGAGTACCCTCTCGAAGAGTGTCCGTACATTCCTGTCCGCATGGTACGCATAGATGGTGAATCCTACGGTCGTTCCTACGTTGAAGAGTATCTTGGCGATCTCAAGTCCCTAGAGAACCTCCAAGAGTCTATCGTTAAGATGGCCATGATTACCGCGAAGGTCATCGGTCTGGTAGACCCGGCAGGTATCACTCAGGTCCGCCGACTCACGGCAGCACAGTCTGGTGCGTTCGTACCTGGCCGCAAGCAGGACATTGAGTTCCTCCAGCTGGAGAAGTCTGGAGACTTTACCGTAGCGAAGAACGTAAGCGACACCATTGAGGCTCGCCTCTCGTATGCCTTTATGCTCAACAGTGCGGTACAACGTACAGGCGAGCGAGTCACAGCCGAAGAGATTCGGTACGTGGCGTCAGAGCTGGAAGATACCCTTGGTGGTGTCTACTCGATTCTCTCACAGGAACTCCAGCTGCCTCTGGTAAGAGTGCTCTTGAAGCAACTACAAGCCACGCAGCAAATCCCGGAGTTACCTAAAGAGGCCGTCGAGCCAACTATCAGCACTGGCCTTGAGGCTATCGGACGTGGTCAGGACCTTGACAAGCTGGAGCGCTGCATCAACGCATGGTCAGCACTCAAGGCCCTCGAGGGTGATGACGACCTCAACTTGGCTAACCTCAAGTTGCGTATCGCTAACGCTATCGGTCTCGACACGGCTGGTATGCTTCTCACTCAGGAGCAGAAGAACGCCCTTATGGCGCAGCAGGGTGCCCAGATTGCTACACAGCAAGGTGCCGCTGCTCTTGGTCAGGGTATGGCCGCACAGGCTACTGCAAGTCCTGAGGCGATGGCCGCAGCTGCTGATTCAGTCGGTATGCAACCGGGCATGTAATTAGGGCACACTATAGGGAGACCGAACGTAAGACCACTCAAGCCGACCTTAATGGTAGCCGTTGAGTGAACACTGCTAGTAAGTCTCCGCTTAGTCTTAACTTTAAGGAGATTGAAATGGCTGGCGAATCTAACGCAGACGTATACGCATCCTTTGGTGTCAACAGTGCTGTATTGACTGGTAGTACACCTGAGGAGCACCAAGAAAACATGTTGGCTCTTGATGTTGCTGCCCGTGATGGCGATGATGCAATCGAGCTGAACACCAACAGTGATGACCCGTATGGCTCCGATGTGGACCCGTTCGGTGAACCTGAAGAGGGTCGTATGCAGGTCCGTATCTCCGCTGATGGTCCAGACGAACAGGATGGCGAAGAAGGTTCTGAAGAAGAACAGCAGGGCGACGAAGAGAGTCAGTCGGAGGAAGTAACCGACAATGGTGAACCTGAAGAGTTCAAACCCATTGGTGAAACTCCGGCTGACATCAACGAAGCCTCTCAGCAGCTGGAAGAACATGAAGCTGGCTTTAACGACATGGTTGCTACTGCAATCGAACGCGGTCTCTCACAGGATGCTGTGACCCGTATTCAGCAGGAGTACCAGAATGAAGACCGCTTGTCCGATGAGTCCTACAAAGAGTTGGCTGAGGCTGGCTACAGTAAGGCGTTCGTCGATGCGTACATTCGTGGTCAAGAAGCTCTGGTCAACCAGTACGTTGAGAAAGTGATGGACTTTGTGGGTGGCCGTGAGCGCTTCCAACAGGTCTATACCCACATGCAGACTAATAACCCTGAGGGTGCCGAGGCGCTAATCAAGGCTTTTGAGTCTCGTGATGTGGCCACCATGAAGACGATTCTGAACCTAGCGGGACAGTCTCGTGATAAAACCTTTGGTAAGAAAGCCGAGCGCTCTATTGCCAAGCGTGCAACCCCAGCGAAACCTGTGGCCCGTAAAGCTGAAGGCTTCGAGTCTCAGGCTGAGATGATTAAAGCAATGTCTGACCCGCGCTACCGTAGCGACTCTAAGTATCGTCGTGAGGTGGAACAGAAGGTTATCGACTCTAAGTTTTAATTAGGGCCCACTATAGGGAGACCGCACAATCCGACAAGGAGCGAAGGCATCTCCCTTCGAGTTACACAATGAGTATCACCTCGTTTCAAGTAGTACCTCAAAACATTTCGTGTAAACAACATAAGGAGATTCAACATGGCTAACATGCAAGGTGGACAGCAGCTCGGTACTAACCAAGGTAAAGGTCAATCCGCAGCAGACAAGCTGGCGCTATTCCTGAAAGTATTCGGCGGTGAAGTCCTGACCGCTTTCGCTCGTACCTCTGTGACCTCTAACCGTCACATGCAGCGTCAAATCAGCTCCGGTAAGTCCGCACAGTTCCCTGTGATTGGTCGCACCAAGGCTGCTTACCTGCAACCGGGCGAGTCTCTGGATGACAAACGTAAAGACATCAAGCACACCGAGAAGACCATTAACATTGATGGCCTGCTGACTGCGGACGTGCTGATTTACGACATCGAAGACGCAATGAACCACTATGATGTGCGCTCCGAGTACACCTCTCAGATTGGTGAGTCTCTGGCGATGGCAGCCGACGGTGCGGTACTGGCCGAGCTGGCTGGTCTGGTTAACCTCGCTGATTCCGTCAACGAGAACATCGCTGGTCTGGGCAAACCGTCCCTGCTGGAAGTTGGTCTGAAAGCCGACCTTACTGACCCGGTCAAACTGGGCCAAGCGGTTATCGCTCAGCTGACCATTGCTCGTGCGGCTCTGACCAAGAACTACGTCCCGGCTAACGACCGTACGTTCTACACCACCCCGGACGTGTACTCTGCGATTCTGGCGGCTCTGATGCCTAACGCTGCGAACTATGCGGCTCTGATTGACCCTGAGCGTGGTTCTATCCGTAACGTGATGGGCTTCGAAGTTGTCGAGGTTCCGCACCTGACTGCTGGTGGCGCTGGTGATGACCGCCCGGATGAAGGCGCAGAAGCGACCAACCAGAAGCACGCCTTCCCGGAAACTGGTGGTAAAGTCAACAAAGAGAACGTTGTGGGCCTGTTCCAGCACCGTTCCGCTGTCGGCACCGTTAAGCTGAAAGATCTGGCTCTGGAACGTGCTCGTCGTACCGAGTATCAGGCTGACCAGATTGTCGCCAAGTACGCGATGGGTCACGGCGGTCTGCGTCCAGAATCTGCTGGTGCGCTGGTTTTCAAGGCGGCCTCAGCGTAAATACCTTTAGTGCTCGGACGGTAACCCCGTCTGAGTATGAGGTGCAGACTGTAGCTATTAATGGTGATTCGCTTAAGGTAGCACTCGATGGGCTGGAAGGAGTAACGGATTGGTCAAGCCTTGAGGTATCTTATGGTACTTCAGGGATTGCCAGCCACACTCGCCGTACCAACACGCTGTACTTCAAAGGAATCGCTGTAGGCGAAACTCTAGTGACTGTCAGCTTTGACGGGTCTGAAATGAAGTCCTTTAAGCTGGTCGTGACTAACTAATAAGCCAAACCCCTTGGGGACCACTCACGGTCTCTGAGGGGTTTTTTCGTTAGGAGCTTATATTATGAACATGCAAGATGCTTACTTTGGGTCTGCCGCTGAGCTGGATGCTGTCAACGAGATGCTCGCAGCTATCGGTGAATCCCCGGTGACCACCCT